GACAATCGCGTTCAATATAGTAATCATAAAGAAAATCTTTTTGGGGCTTGGTATACCTTTTTGTGCTATCCCTTGTTGGAAAAGCGATACCCATGGACGGATTATGTAATAATACCCAGCCTTTTGTTGTAAGATAGTCACCGGCACTCATTACATCTTTTCCACCAAAGATTACATGACGATATTCTTCTACTGACAGATTTTTTTGCAAATAATTGTTAGCCCATCCTTCGTGATCTCCCCATTTAACATTATGAAAAGTTCCGTCTGGTTCGAGCCAACCGTAATCTGCTGTCTTATGTTCCGTTTCACCTGTCATACACTTCACATAACTGGAGAGAGCTTCCTGCTGTCGGTCTTCTGCCGTTTCTTCTCCGAGTGCTTTTCGAATCTCTCGTTTGATACCTTCCGGTACACATTCCATTACGATATCCCATCGTTCAACCATCTTCGACAGCTTCTTTTCTGTTTCTTTGCGCTTTTCTACTTCTTTCCAAATGTTCATGCTTTTAGGCATCAGCTCTTCTTCTCCTGGTTCGTACGTTTCAAGATGATATGTGCCCGCTCTCGTGCTCCCCCTCAGGGCGGCTCGTCCAAGCAGAATATCTTCTGCATATCTTCTGATTTGCCCCTCCGGTGTGTCCGTCCCGCTCATGCTATTCATTAGAAGCTCGATAACTTTCTCATAACTCTTTTCTCCTGTGTAGAACCATTCTCTTGCAAGCTGTGTGATAAACTCTCCGTGAACATCAAAAGAAAGTCTTTTCGCTTCTTTTTCACTTTTCATTTCCATCGCTCCCGTCTTTGCTTTCTATCTCATTAATCCGCTTCTTTTTATCCAATCGCCTTGCATATTCTTTTAAGAAGATATCACAGTCTACAGAACAACCCAGCTGGCAAAATTTTTTCACCTCATCGTCAGTTAAGTTGTATTGTTTCTGTTTATCCTCAAACAAAATTGGACATATTCCTGTCACGCTCTCACCCTTTCAATACATCTATTTGAATAGGTGTATCCTGAATCAACCTATTTTTTTGCGTTCTTCATGAAATCGCCGAATACCCGATTTCCCCAAGTCGGACATTTTCTATTGACCCCAGCTTTATACGGCTCAGGCAGTGACATCCAGGCGATAACGCAGTCTCCATCATCGTCCCATTGCCCATTTTCAAAATAGCCAGTGCTTGTGAACGGCTCTTTTTGTCCAGCTATTCCCCCGTCCATCGTTACTATGTATAATCCTTCTTTTGTTGGCAATTTTTCTGTTACTGGCACCCATTTATCCATTTCGTTTTCTCCTTTTTACCGCTTCTCGCATATCTTCCCATTCCTGTCTTAAGTCTGCTGGAAATTCTGTCGTACTTACTACTTCTCTTCTGGTTTTAAGCTCCGCTTTAATTAATTTTTGTTTTGTTAATTCTGTTCCTGCCTTTTCCAGGATATGTAGCGCCGTCTTTAAGTCTTCTTCCGTTAGGCAGGGATCGCACAAAAAAGATGTCAGATACGGAGGTTCTGCTTCTAAATCGTGTAAACTTCTTTCAATGATTCTTCTGACGTTATCTGTATAATCTTCTAACGAAATATCTATCTTAATCTTTCTCATTATTTTCTATTTCTCCTTGTTTTACATATCCCGCTTTTGTCCAACACGTAATTTTTTAACGGGTCGAAGTTTTTTCCGCATTCCGGGCATTCTGGAAACATATTGTTTCTGTACGCTTCTTCCATCTCGCGGAATACTCTGCTCTTGCGCATCCTTTTTAGCTCTTTATTTGCTTCTTCTGAATAAACTTTTACTTTTTCTTTTAAGCGTTTCGTTTCTTCTCTTAGTTGCTCATGATATCCCGCGATTGACAACATTGCCTCAAATGGATCCACGACCGCTCCGCAATCACTGCACATAATAATTCGATTTTCAACACTAAGTTCGTAATGTGGAGGATTGCATCTGCATATCTTCTTCATCCCTTTATTGATTCTTAATAAGTCAAAGCTAACAGGTTTTCCTTTATCCACCCGTCTCCTCCAAATAGTTCTTCCCGAAGAGTTTCATAAATTCCTCTCTGGTGTGTGTCTTTTCAAAAGCTCTCTGTCCATCTTGGCGAAGAACCTTCATCATTTCCGCATTGTTATGCACCGCTTCCTTGCCGCTGATGTGGTGTTCTAAGCAAAGATAGACTTTTAATCCTTCCGCTTCTGATTTGTCTCTATTTGAACCGCCGAAAATGTGATGTTCGTGAACCGCTCGTTTCCACTCATAGTGTGGTCTCATCTTCATGCACAAGTAGCAAGGGCTACCTTTTTCTTGAAGAATACTCGCTTTATGTTTCTTTCGTCTTTTCAATTTCTTCTCCCTTCTCCTCCGGACGAATCCGGAGGAATCAATGGCATATAGCTTCTTCATGAAGCCTTTAACAAGTTACGTGTAATATGTAAAACCTTAGAGGTTGTCCAGCTTATTTTCTGTAGTCTCTCTCATACGATTCTTTTAGCTGCTCTACATAATTCATGAGTTTACAATTTTCGCAAACCTTCTCACAGGAATCTGCCTGGGTCTTACTACACAGCTCTCCACATACATAACCTAGAAGACCTTCCTGTGCTTTTTCTATTTCTATTCGTTTCCTATCACTCGGAAGAATTTCCATCTTCTTCTCATCGTCAATCTCTTGAAGTTTTTTCTTTGTCTCTCGGTCTATTTTGTCCTGTTCCTCTGAATACCGCTCCTCCTGCGACTTATACGCTTCGGTTTTATTTATATACTGGTCACAAGAGGTGCAGGTAGATGTTCTGACGTTGCACTCAATATATCTTTTACAGCTATAGCATAAAGATGTAATCCCTTCTGGATGTGGCGTCTCGTATTCTTCTACATCAGGCAATTGAGATGTAAATTCTTCAACTGGTATGTCCGGTTCGTCTTCGGTGTCAGACTCTGACACTTTTTCTGAACCTTCATTTTTCATCTCTTTAATTTCTTTATAGGACAAATTGCCCGAATCCTTTAATTTCTGTAACGCTTCTTTTTGTTTTTCTTCATCCATTCCAGAAAGTTCATAAGCTGTTGAGAATTTTATATTATCTTTTTCTATTTCTTCTTTAAGTTCCGGGATAAGATTGTTATTAATCGTTTCCATCTGTGCGATTTTTGTTCCAGAAACATGCAACATCGATGCAATAACATCTCTAAGCTTTCCTTCGCTTAAATCACGACCATGAATCTTCATCCCATTTTCTTTCATGTATCTTAATTCTTCTTTGAGCTCACTTTCTTCTCTGAGCAGCGTTGCAACACTCTTATCCCTGCTACTGTTTGCAATAATCAACTCTATCTTTTCTTCGTGAGAATTTGCAGGATTTCTAACCTGGCAAGTTACAAGCTCATATTCTGTATACCCTCGTTCTACCAGTAGTTTTAATGCTCTCCATCGTCTTTCTCCAGAGATTAGTTTGTATTCTCCCTCTTCCGATGGTGCGTACATAACGGCCAGGTTTTCAATTAATCCTACGGTTAATATCTCTCCTGCTTTTTCTTCTATTCCTTCTTGTGGATAGAAGTTCCTGGCGTTGGAATATATTTTATGAATAGATATATCTTTTGTGCGAAATCTCGCCTTGGGTGTTGCGTCTATTCCTCTCTTACTGTTTTCGTTCAAGGCATCTAGCACTGAAAATCCTGTTGCCACGCTTATCTCCCTCCTTCTAAAGCTTTATCTAGAGTCTTATATTTTGTCTTTCTTAAGTCTACTGCTGCAGATGCTAATGTTATTCCTGAGCGGAATCCATTTTCATCTTCTACGATAATCATGTGTGGGTAAATCTCTTTTACAACTACTCTTTTGGGGTCTATCCTTTCTCCACGTATTCTTGATTCATCCATGTAGTAAACTGCCCCTACCTTAATGTCTAAATCTTTATTCAGTTTTTCCATTGAGGAGACTTTCTTTTCTTCCTGGATCATTTTTTCACTCCCCTAGTAGTTCTTCCACAATTGCTCTGTAATCTTTTACTGCTACACTATTTTTTGAAAATGCCGGAAGTGGCTTCATTGCCATAGACGCTTTTTCTACTACAATCGAACGTCGAACCGGTGTTTTAAACATTTTAAATCCAGACTGTTCTTTCATCCACTGTTCAAACTCCAATGTTGTTTTATTCTTCTGTCGCATCGTAATAATGCCTTTAATGTGCAATTTCTCATTTAATTCACACAGATCATCAAGCTGCTCTTGTAAATTATAGATTGCTTCGTTCTCAAACCCTCCAAGTTTCACAGGGGCAATCACCATTTCTGCTGCAATCAATACATTGATAACCACTATGTCAAGTAAACGTCCACAATCACATATACAGTAGTCATATTGTTTGTCTACTTCCTTTAACGTCTCTCTTAAGCGTTCAATCTGCGTTTTTTCTCTCTCCAAACGCAATCTCATATCTGTCTGCATTAAATATCCGTTTGCTGTTATAATGTCGATATTCTGATAATCTGTCTGCTCGATAAAATAGCTTGTATCGAACCCTCCTCCGACATATCTGTGTCTTTCTAAAAGACCAGAAAGTCCTTCGCCTTCTGGATCATATCTCTGATATACCTTGGAAGTATCCCCTTGAGGGTCCGCATCAATTAAAAGGACTTTTTTCCCTTTCTCTTCTCCTAAGATATACGCAATTGTATCCGCACTTGTTGTTTTTGCAATCCCGCCTTTTGGTGACATAATAGCTATTGTTCTCATAATATTTCCTTCCTTTTATGCTCTTTTCTTATTTCTTTGTTTTTCAAGTTTTTTGGCTGCTCTCTTTTCATCACGGTTATAGTGACGCTTCTGGCGATACGCCTGCGTATCTGCAACGTCTGCCTCATTCTTACGGATTTCGAAAGTAACTCCCGTTTCTTCTTTTAACGTATTTATCATCTCTAACCAAGTAACGTAATTTTCCATCAGACATTCTGTCTTAAAATCAAATCTCTTACGAAAGCGTTCTATCCTGGATGCACCGAAGCCAAATTCATCATGTAATGTCATGGCTGTTAAGATATTTACTGTATCAATCGTATTTTCTTTGATTCTTCTAACGCTCTCTTCTAATGCCGATGGACTTATTCCTACAGGAATTCCTGTAAGTTTGCGTATTTCAATCTCTTTTTTTAAACCGTCGATTCCTCTTGTCTGTGCGATTCTATACGCCTGCGCCATACCTTCTTGTCTAAGTCTTTCCTCTTTACTAATCCTTGCCATGTTTCTATAATCCTCCTTAATCCTTTTGTTTTCGCAATCTCGTATATATGTAAAAGCGTGTATTGAAATCGTTATAACAGACCTTTGCTGTTGTAAAATCATAGTCTGGATACCACGCTTTCATCTGTTCCTTAATCATGTTCTCGTTTTGGACCATCTTATTGACATAGTGTTCTATCTTTCTATAATTTCCACTCTTTGCCTGCGGCCGTTTATTCCTTACTATTTTTGTTTCTGGCTGCTTTAATCCCTGTGATGAGTTCCACCGCTTCTCCGAACGAATCCGGTCTTTTTCCTTTACGATATAGTTCGCCATGCCAGAAAGTCCATTCTCATCCTTTTCCAGTCTTCTGATCTGACTACGTTTTCCGTAGTTCCATGTCTTTTCTACCGCGTCCCGGTCAAGTAGTCCATCCATAATAATGTGGTGGTGCCATCTGATTTTTGCTGTAGGATTATATTCAGTGACATAGATGTATTTACAATTAGGCAGGTTAAACTTCTTCCTTTTGTAATTTAACCTTCTGATAAACTTCTTTACGTTCTTTAAGGCTGCATCTATATCTCCATCGGCAGGAAGGTGTGCATCGTCATATGTAAAAGTACACCAGAGGTCATTGTCGTCAAAATTGGCATTGATAAGACGTTCTACTCTT